AAATGAACGATAAGTAGTAACAAGTTTTTCAAGATTGAGATATGAAACAGACACGATTTATTCCGATTGAGACTTGTGGCTTGCAGGTACGCGAGCCGCAGGAAGGACAAGAGATGAGCCGCGAAATCGAGGGCCGTCCCATTGTCTTCGGTGTGCGTTCTGTCAACCTTACCCCGTGGTCATCCACTCGTAAGGTGTATGAGATTCTGGAGCCTGGTTGCATCAGCCGCGAACTGTTGCAGAAGTCGGACGTGATTCTCAACCTGAACCACTCGAACATGGTGCCCGACGTGCTGGGTCGCTACCGCAACACGGACAAGGACACACTGACGCTGGAACTTCGCGGCGACGGCATCGACTGCCGCTGTGACCTTCCGAAGACTAACAACGCCAACGATGCGCTGGAGCTGATCAAGCGCGGCGACATCAACGGCATGAGCTTCGCCTTTGAGGACGACTACGAGGACACGGAGAACGGCGTATCGTATGAGCGCACCAACGACATCGAGGACGGCAAGGAAGTCTGGCTGCGCCATGTGAAGAAAATCACCGGCCTCTATGACGTGGCTATTGTGACGCACCCAGCCTACGAGCAGACCTCAGTCGGTATGCGCGAGGCTTCTGACCGTATCGACGCTGCTATTGAAGCGCAAATCAAGCGCGAGTGCGGCGGTGGCTCTGACGATGACGAAGCAAAGCGCAAGGCTGAGGAGGAAGCTAAGGCCGAAGAGGAGCGCAAAGCCCGCGAGGAAGCCGAGGCAAAGGCCAAGGCCGAACAGGAGGAGCGCGAACAGCGCGAACTGGAAGAGCAGGAGCAGCGTTTCCGCGAGTGCCGTGCCATGCGTCTGCGTGCCCAGCGCAAGCGTACCGCCGAGGAAATCGAATCACTTAATTATTAACCCTATAAAAACGTTTTTATCATGGCAAAAATGACAAAAGCACAGATCAACGAGCGTCAGCTCGAGATCATGGACAGACTTGATGTTCTGGACCAGAACGCCAACGTGCGTGAGGAGAAAATTCGCACCCTGACTTCTGAGGAGCAGAAGGGAACCATCACCGAGGAGCAGAAGCGCGAACTGGCTCAGTTGAAGAACGAGCAGCGTGCAGAGGATGCTGAGTACGACAAGCTGACCCGTGAGTCTGGCGGTCTGTCAACCCGTGCCAAGGCTATGGCCACAGGCAAGGAGCTGGATAACATCCGCGAGCGTGAGGACTACGGTGCCAAGATTCGTGAGATGATTCAGGACTGCTACACCAACCGTCGTGCAGCCAACGCCACCACCATTCTCGCCAACGCCATTACTGGCACAGCCGACGACAATGAGACCGCCAACCTTCAGGCCGGTGGTTTGATTCCTATTGAGATCAAACCCATCATTGACACGAAGGTGCCCGGCATCGAACTGCCTGAAGACCTCGTAATGGTGACTGGCGTGACCGGCACACAGGTTATTCCTTACTCTATCAACGACGTGAAGTTCACTGTCGAAGGTGAGGTGACCAAGGTGGATGAGCAGGCTCTCGACTTTGCCCACATCACCACATCTCCGAAGCGCGTTGCTGCCAGCGTGCCCGTCAGCCGTCGTGCTGTCGCTCAGGCCGCTTTCGACATCGTGGCTTTCATGACCTACAAGTTCCAGAAGGGTTGGGCAATCTTCCGCGCCCTCCATATCTACGCTCACGGCGAGTACACCAAGTTGCAGTCACCGTTCGCACAGGTAGAGGTGGTTGAGCTGACTCTCGACGAGAACATCGGTAAGAACCTGAAGAAGGAGATTGCCAAGATGTACGACCTCGGCTTTGAGGGCGATCCCGAAGTCATCATGGACAAGACCACTGAGGTTGACCTTGAGTTCATCAAGCTCATCCCCGGCACCACCGACTCCAACCGCACCGTCGTACAGGATGGTCGTTGCGTAGGCTATCGCAACCACATCAGCCCGTACATCGACTACTCGATTGCCTCCAATGGCGTTGCCACCAAGGACAAGGTTGGCGACACTCCTGTACGCTACATCGGTATCGGTCACTTCGGCTACCTGAACGAGCAGGTGTACGCTGATGGCATTGAGTTCAATATTGACGGAACAAGCTCTGCCAACTTCGACCGCAACGTCATCGCTATGGGCATGAGCCTCGACTACTCTCTCGTTGAGCTGTCAAGCAAGGTCAACGGCAACACCTCCGGCAAGCCCCAGGCCTTCAAGCTCATCAAGCTCGTGGAGCCCGTCAGCTCTAACGTGATTGGCGACTAAACTCTCTCTCGCAATGTAGCAGGTTCATAGTTCCTGTTTAGTCGGGCGGGTGCTCAGATGCACAAGCAAATGTTGTCACCCGCCCGATTTCTTAGAACTACACCAATTACCCATTCAAATGAAGACACTTGCAGAAATATTCTACGATGCTATCATGGCAGACTCGGAACTCACATCAGCCGTTGGCGGACGTGTGGTCTCGACCTGCTTTGAGGTGCCACCAGACAAAAAGGACAATACCGATCTGCCGTATATCATCGTGACCAACGACGGATTCCATCACAACCAGTCAACAAAGGACTGTGTGTGGGAAGGTCCTGAAGACGTGGTGCAGGCATCTGTAGAAATTGGCGCAGCCAGCGACGGCGAGGTTGAAACACTTGTCAGGAAAGTGCGCAAGGCCATCGAGAATCATATTGCAAGCATTTACAATACTTATGGCATTGACGCGATTCCGCAACTACAGCCAGGCTATCCGCAGGCAGGCGAACTATCATGGGACTGGATGAAACCGTGCTACTATCAAACCCTTATTTATCAGTGTATAACCAAAGCAGATATTGACGATGAGCAAGAAGACACCGCAAACGACTGAAACCAAGCAACCGCCATTCGTGGAGGAACTGCTGAAGAACGGCACCGTGGTCATCACGTCGCTGACACGGGAGGAGTTTGATCCCATATTGAGTGAAATCCCTGACGGCGTGCATTACAGCGTCGGAGCCGTCGGTCAGAACCCAGAGACGGGAGTCTTCACGCTCCGCGTCGATATTGTTGAATCTTAAAAGTTAGCATTATGATATTAAAAGGACAGAATTTTAGAATCATGCGGCTTGTCGGCACAAAGTGGCAGTGTATAGGCATGGCCACCAACTGTACCGTGAATCTGACGAACAACACCGAAGATGCCAGCCATAAAGATATTGTCGGCATGGCGGCACTCCCCACTACGACAAGCCAGTCATGGAGTGTGCAGGTTGATTCGCTGAACGTAGCCGACACGGGAGCCATGCTGACCGCCATGAAGTCGCTGACACCGTTCACGCTGCTGTGGGACGAGACCAGCACCACCGACAACCAGACGGGCGAGGGTGCCGACTACTGCCGCAAGGGTACGGCCTATCTGAACGATGCCACCTTCCAGTTTGACGACCGCACCAACTCCACGAAGTCGCTCCAGTTCACTGGAAGCGGCGCATTGGAGACAGTATCTACACCGACCTACGAGGCTGTAGCCGTAGGCTCTTTCACCAAGGGTCAGTTTGTTCGTCTGTTCCTGAGCAGCGACAACACAACAGCACCTGCCAAGGTGATTGCTGCCGCAAAGACGCTCTCGCTGCATGTGTCAATGAGCTTGGAATCCGCGTCAACGAAGGATACGCCAGGAAATTTCGACATCCAAGAACCCACCGCTCTCAACTACGACATTACGACCTCTGCATTGGTGCGTGGTGGCGACACCATCACATCGGCTGTGCTGGGTCAGGACTTGGCATCCATCGAGGAAATCTACGAGGACGGTACGCCAGTCAAGTGGCAGATTGCCAACGTGAGCGGCGACAACCAGCGCACGAAGGGCAGCGTCATCGTCAGCGGCTCGTGTCTGTTGACTCAGTTGTCAATTCAGGCACAGAACCGTCAGAACGCCACCTATCAGGCCACCCTGACAGGCTACGGAGCATATACCGTCGGGGCATAAGAAAACTAACGGTCTGCCAGCCACCATGCTACTTCCTGTCATGCGGCTGGCGGGCTTTTTTATTCACAAATCATTTTAAGGAACTATGACAAAAAAAACTATCACTATTTGCGGCAAAGAGGTAGAGATATTCTACTGCGCAGCCACGGAAAACGGATTCGAAAGAATGTCAGGCAAGGAAATCAGCGTGTTCATTCCTACATTCAAGAAAGACGAAAACGACAACCTTGTCGTTGACAAGATGCCGACGGCTACCAAAGAAGATTACATGACGCTTGCCATTGCAGGTATCGTCGCCGCTGACACCTACTATGATCGTGAGTCAAAAATAACATCCAAGGAGATTATCTTCGAGGCTACACCAACGGAGTGCAAGGAACTACTGACGACCATAATCGAGCTTCGTAACGAATGGTACAGCGTACCGAAGACCGTCGAAGACACCATCAAAAAGGAATCAGACGGCCAGAAGCCTGAAGAGCCAAAAAACGCCTGACCGCTCACGAACGCTATTCTAAGTTCGTGGGCGAGATAGGAATAAACCGCCTTGAATATCTCTACAATCTTACATTCTGCGACTTGCTATTAATCGAGCGTGGTTATGAACGCAGGTCACGCCATATATGGAGCGCAGAGCGATGGAGCACCTATCACCTGATGGCCGCACTTGTAGGAGGCGACAAACTCGCAGAAAAGGGCGTTCACGGGCCGCAAGATCTTCTCAAATTCCCGTGGGAACGTGAATACTCTCCGCTTTCCGATGAAGAGGTTAAGGAATTGCAAGAAGATATGAAAAATTTCAAAATTTAAGAAGGGTGGCCACTGCCACCCTTTTCCATTCAACAAATAAAAACGTGTCTCTCATGGCAGTGTCTTGTTTAGATTACCAGGTTGTGGCATATTCATCCAGCCATTCATCGTCGGTGGTGATTGAGACCGCGCGGTTTTGCGTGAATAGCGACCCTGAATAGTTGGTGATGCGGTTGCGCTCGAAGGGAACGTCTGACAGCGAGATATTGGCAATCGCAGTATCGTCGGCATCCTTGGCAGTCACGGTGATATCGGTATCAAAGCCGTCCGCCGGACAAAGGCAATAGAAACTCGTGGCGAGATTGGTTGTACCGACGTATGAAGACGGAACGGTGATCACGCGCGGAGTCGCCTGACTGTTGACGGCCTCGCCAGTGGTATAGTCAATGCCATAGTACCACGTTGACGGCGTAATCGTAAGCGTCTTCATGTTTGCAGGTACTTCATCCGTCACGGCTATCCTGAGTCGAGTCACTACGCGCTGGAGCACGACGGACTGGTTCGTACTGGTCTGCGGTTCGATGTTGAGTGTCAGTGATTGCCAGAACGTATCAGACGGCTTCGCCCACGAAATCGTGGTATCGTCAATCGTTGGCGTATCGCCACGGCTTGCCACAAAGTACAGATTGTGCTCACCATAGTCAGCAGTGAGAGTAATCGCGCCAAAGCCATCATCTTCTGATGTCTGATGGATCGTCGCTTTCAGTTTGCCGTCCATGTAGTCGAATAGCCACAGGTCTGTCATCTGTGATTCCGCCAAAGTCGCTCGCGTCATGGGCTCCATCGAGATACTTGTGAAGGTGAATCGGATCGTCACTTGCTGCATCGTGTCTTTCGGTTCATCGACTTTTACGGTCAGTTCCTCACCAGTTGAACAACTCACGGTAGGCAGTATCAAGGCCACTGCCACGGCCATCATTGATTTTTTCATAGCGTTTTGTTTTTAAGTTAGACATTTTCAGATATTACACATTCTCCCCAGAAGTAGAAACATTCACTTGCGCGGTCATAGTTTCGATTGATCTTCCCTTTACAGGGGTATGACTCCCTATGACCGATGAAGTCAAGAATCTCCATGACACGTTCCGCCGGCGCATAGCCGACGAAGGTGCCATCATGGATCACCACACGGATGGCCTTAGAAGCATATTCGCTCTTAAGGTCGTGCTCGATGCGGCCCTCAAACTCTCCGACATAGTTAGACAGGCGATAATTCCTGCCCATGCGCTCGATCTTAAAGATTTTTACTTTGTGGCCGTCTGTTGGCCACGGACTGTTTACATTTCCCATAGTTTTTTGTTTTTTATAGTGTTAAATATAAGGAGTGGGCGGCACACGTCACCGCCCCTTATCCTTGTTTTTCAGTTTCTGAGCGATCATATCAAAATCCTCATGTACAGACTGCGCCAGCACTTTGGCATAGCGTTGCGTCTGCCTGATGTTGGTGTGACCAAGCATTCGACTGACATTCTCTATCTTGGCCCCGTTTCTCAGCATGTAAGTGGCGAATGTGTGACGAGCCAGATGGGAGTGCAATCGTGTCTTAATACCTGCCATAAGTCCAAGTGCCTTTAACTGGTGGTTATAATCTGCGTTATTCATCCGTGGTACTTTCATGTCGTACTTTTCAAGAACGTGAAGTGCAGGCGGAAGAATGCTCGAAACGTAAGGAACACCAGTTTTGATCCTTTCACCGTTATTGATCCATCGCATCCCATCCCATTTATAGTCGTTTATATTGAAAGCCTGAGCGTCTGAGTAAGACAGGCCAGTATATACCTGGAAGATGAAAAGATCGTGTGCCATATCAAGAGGTGAGCCAAGTGGCAGTGCAAGATACTCGAACTTTTTCAACTCATCCTCCGTCAGATATTCTATGTTCTCTTTGTCACCATGCTTGAATTGTCCTTTCAGCCGCTCGTATGGATTCCTATCAATCTTACCGTATCTGTCAGCACGATACAACAGAGCCTTTAGGCATTTGTGGTATTTATATACACCTGCAGGACTGATAGGCGTGCCAGTGACCGTCTTTCGCTGATGAAGCCACGCATCGAATCGGCTGATATTCTCAACGGTCACGTCCTGCCATCGCTTCATTTCACCGAACTCAACCAATCTTGCCAACAGGCTGCGGTAATGCTTGGCCGTACCTTCAGAAAGGTTAAGCATCAGTATTTGGTTTTCGCACCAATCGAGAAACGCTGGTTCGTCGCTTTGAGCCTCGATAGTATTATAGACTTTACTCCTAATGGCGTTAATATCTACCTTTGATTCATTCTTTTCATACTCACTCACGCACGCGAGAACTTTATTATATATAATAGCCAGGCGTTCGTTCATTCCATCTGCACCCATGCAGCCTACAATTCTTCCAGCCATAAATTCCGATTTATGGACTTTTATGCCTGTTCCAATATAGTATGATTTACGGTCAGCAGTAATTCTTACCTCCAGTTGGCCCTTGCCACCTTTCGTTGCACGGCCTCTATGATCCCATATAATTGATGTTGTCAGTTTCATATCATATCAGTTTTTGTTTCCCCACCTCTGAATGTATGGGGAAGCATGTGGGGAAACAACCCCGTTATATAATGTAGTATAATGTTGCATATTGTAATTTTTACATATTAAAAGATTTGTCGTCAACCCTTCTGTTTATGGGGGATGCCGTGATTTTAGGCATAATTTCAATTTCCACCCAAGTGATCCGTTTGGGGTCACCGCTATGTGGTGTTGATAAATTATGCCAAAGTCCCATAAATAAACGATATATAGATAGGTCAACCGTGCCTTCATGGTATTAAGGTGGGGAAACAAATGCAAATTCCCCCATCGAAAGCAGGTTAATCTATATAATATATATTGTATCATAATCGTGGGCGTTCGTCAGATTCTGCAACACCGATTTCAAATGGATATGACCTGAGCGGATCCGCTGGATGAGTGAGCAATGCAAGACGTTGTAGGTCAGCGATCCGCGCTCTGAGTTCTGTAATCAACACATCTTTTTCTTCCAGGCGATGATTGAGCTGGTCGATAATCTCTTGTTTGGCTGCGATTGTTTCATCTTTTGCAGCCAAGGCAGCATTAATGAGGCTACCTTGGTCGATTGAAGAAGATTGCTTTTTTAATTCTTCATTATGCACATCTTCTTCGATTGTTAATAGGTCGCCTTCTCCATTTAAGAGATAGTCAAGATTAAACGTACCTGGGTATGCGTCGCATATATTTTTAAATAATTTATCGGTTAGATATTCTTCTTTCCCATTAAGAGCTGCCGATATTACGGAGCGAGAATACTTCAACGCAAAAGCAAAATCCGTTTGTGTATGAATACCATAATAATTTCTTAGGTGCTCATACACTTCATTCAGCCTTTTTTGTCTCTCAATCATACAAATCTAACAATATAGTTATTAAAAAACCTTAATAAAACACACTTTTGTTAGCCAAATGTTTGGAGTCTAACAATTTTGTTATATATTTGCACCCAAAAAGTAAGTAATACATAATCGGGCACAAGAATAGCCGTCAGACGTGAAACACGTCTTTGCAAAGGTGATAGAGTGCAAATATACGGCTTTCTTCCCGATTTTAGTACAAAAGTGTTAGATATTTAAGTAAGTTTAAGAAAATGGCACAAGAAAAAGTAACAAGACAGGAGCTTAGAGACATGCACATCGGCCAGACGCGCATCATCACTCTAATTGAGAAAAAGAAGATAGAGTCAGCACGTCAGACTGTCATGCAAGTGAGCCGTGAAGAGGACTTGGAATTTACATTCAAGCCTGACTATTCGGCATCTGCTGTGAGTATTACGAGAGTTAAGTAACGACGGAATCATGGATAAATTATTGAGAGCCGAGATTGTGGCGGAGGTGCGAAGGGCTATGGTTGAACTCAACGAGCGTTGGGTGACGGCTGACGTACTGTGTGAACATGTCGGAACACTCACAAAGCGATTTCTTCAGGATCACGGAGACATGTTCAATCGGACGCGAGTGGAGTGGACCGACAAGGAAGGTACCAGGCATCCGCAGGCATGGCTCTATCCGCTGAACGAGATTAAGATGTGGATAGCCACTGGCAAGATCAAGGAACTCCGAGAAATATCATCATAACGATATGTAGAAAGGTTAAACAATTATGTTTTCAAAGAGCTTTCAGGCCGAGCGAGGCCAAACTGCACACTAAGTTATAAAACAACGAAAAAGATTTTAGTTATCTACTCCAGCCATCCGTGAGGCTCGCTGGTTTTACTAAAGACCGATGATCAGGATAAACACATTTGGAAGGTTGGCAGAGTGGCAAATGCGACAGACTGTAAATCTGTTCTCTTAGGAGTTCGTGCGGTTCGAGTCCCACACCTTCCACAAAATGAAAGGAGAGCGATATTTGACATTGTTTCATTCCAACATAGATTGGAGCTGCTGACGACAAAGTAGGCAGCGATGATGTTGAGCAGAACCCGAGCACACCGAGTAGGCAAACACTGAAAGGTAGTGGCACCCACAAAAGCCGTGAGGTAGAGGAAGGGAAGGCTGCAAAAGGAGGTAGGACTACCAGACGCGCAAAACTGCCGTGAGGTCTCGAATTAGCAAACAGATGGCTGACGATGTAAGGCAGAAAGCATAGAACGAGATGGCAAGCTCCTCCAGGACATGTGAGACTTTAATGAGCCAAGGCACGATCCGAAGCCGTGCGGAAGAATACAGACGGGAGTCACACACATTGCCGTGTATATTCAAATGGTAGATGGGTCTCGAATCTATAGAGTGCCTTCGACCAATAGTGGCGAAACTATAGAGTGAGCGGGGATGTCGGTTCAAGTCCGGCCACGGCAACAATAACATTATTAACTAAAAACAAAATCATTATGAAACAGATGAAGAATTGGCTGCGCAAGCAGAGAGAGGATTTACAGGAGTTTGCCGAGTTAATTGGGCTGAAAAACTCAGTGCAACAGATGGCCGTCGGTGCCGCTCTTTGTGTATTATTACTCGCCGCCTGTGGCGTTGGCGAATGGTTGAATAAATTATAAAGTCAATAATATGGAATTACAAGGCAGAATTGTTCGCGTGCTTGGTGAGACATCAGGCACCAACCAACAGGGAAATCCCTGGCGCAAGTTTGAGTATCTTTTCGGTTACTACGAGAATCCGTCAGACATCTATGAGCGTCACGTCATGCTATCGTTCATGAACGACCGCGTGGATCAGTACCGCAACTTTAAGGAGAACGACCGTGTGAAGGTGAGAATCGCGCTGACGGCCTACGAGCGACCACAGGGGTCCGGGAAGTTCTATAATGACATTCGCACTGGCGACATGTCGTTGATCACCACAACTCAACAGCCAGCACCACAACCACAGGCAGACGGTGGCACTGGTGCTGCTCCTACGCCACCATTAGGAGGTCAGCAGTCGTCAGGCATTTCTGGCGACGGAGCATCCGGATTGGACAACCAACCACCAGTTAATCAGGAAGGAGGAAATGCCGATGACCTGCCATTCTGATCACTACTTCCCTGAGTCTAAGCCTACTGGATGGGCTCAGCGGAATTACCCTAACATGAATAATAATCTCCAGAATAGGGTATGGCGAAAACAAACCCGTTGAAAGATGAAACATAAGAAGTTGAAGTATGTTGAGGTCAAGACGCATCCCAACGGCTATTCGTTGACGACGGGCGACAAGGAATACATGTACCTGGACCTTCGCCAACTAATTGAGGGTATTTTTGTGCACGTCGGACTTGGTGAAGGGGAATACATGACTCGTGAAAAGGTCGCTGACCTGTTGGCCGTGTGCGAGGAATGGATAGAGAAGCGTGATCAGGTGTTCGACCATGCAAAGGCGAGTGCTGAGATCAAGCGGCTCAATCGGTTGCTGAAGCAAAAGCAGAACACCATCGAAACACTTCAGCTGACATTGGAGACTATGCAAGACAAGTTGGACTCCGTACCAAGATCACAGGCCAGACGGAAAGACGCTCCAGCGAGTAAGAACAAAAACTTCACACGAGCGGATGCTGGATTACCACCAGTTCCCAAAAAAAGAGGATATGAGGAAGTACAATCTGACCACTGACAGTGTAAAAGAGTATATAGACCATCTGTTGCAACGCCATAGCCTCACGCTGAAATGGTTGCTCATATTCAACAGATGGAATCTCCAGGTGGTAGATGCAGATGGCCGCGAACTATGGCGTCGGCGTGGCATGAACCTGAAAGCCTACCGCGACGAACTGATTGAATTTTTAGAGAACTATGAACGAAGAGAGTAACAATATACCACAACAACCGTCGTTTGAACAGTTGGCGATGGACGAACTAAGGCCGTACCTATTGGATGCGAGCAAGGACTATGCAGAGCCGTTCTATATGCTCGAATATAACGGTGTACCGTTCTCACCCATCGGAGGTATTCAGGCGTTGTCAGGGCAAAAGAAAAACGGTAAGACGTTCGTTATCGCGCAACTGATTGCCGTCTGCCTTGATCCTGAGTCGCCAAGAGTGCATGACAACCTGCCTGGACTGACGGTGCCGCAGCGCACACTTGAACATCTTGGCCACCTTCCACACGTTCTATGGATCGACACTGAGATGGAGGAATTGAACTCTGCCAAGGTGCTGCGGCGCGTGCATTGGCTGGTAGGTCAGGATATGAAGACACCACACGAGCGATTTCATGTCCTATGGATGCGAACCGTCGAAGGAACAGACCAAGAGCCGGCATATAAGAAGCGTTGGCGACTGATCAAGCTCGCCATTGAGATATTGCACCCAGACATCGTGTTCATCGACGGTGTGCGTGACATCATCGGCGACTTCAACGACAATGCGGCCAGTTCGCAGTTGGTGCAAGAGTTGATGGCAGTTGCTGAGAAACATCATATTTGCATCTGGAATGTTTTGCACATGAATCCACGACCAGGCAATGATGACGAGTCGAAGATGCGCGGCCACCTCGGTACAGAGCTTGGTAATAAGGTCACCGATACCCTGGTGAGCATCAAGTCGAAGACAGCCAGCGGCGTGACATTTACCGTGAAACAGTTGGACGCTCGCGGTAAGGATATGGAAGACTGGAAATTTGAAGTAACCGATCAGGCTGGCGCATTAGGAATACCACGAATCATCGCTGGAGGTGGAACACCTGCTAAGAAAGAAGCCGTGGAACCAGACAGCCGCGAGGATATTCTGAAATGGATCAATGAAGGTATGAGCAGACACGAATGGCCAATGAGTCGTTCGAGTATCAAGCAACTCATCTTCGAGGAGATTGGAGGCGTGAAGCGTAGCGACCAGCAACAGGCCGACTTGATAGCCGCCATCAACTACGGATTCCTTGAAGAATCGACTATCAAGCAGAAGGGTTACTATATGCTACAGCCGCCCGAAGATTTACCTTTCTAAAAATGTTATCCCACATTTCCTCTATCCCTAAAGGGATAGGTAATGTTATCCCAATGGCGTGAGGGCATGAGTCCATGCCCGCCAAAGGAACGGTCGGGCGTAGGACACAGGCCACGTACACGCGCCACGCGCGAGCGCACGTTTGGCTTTCCAATATATCGTTTTAGTCCCTTTATACTATATCGCTTGGCACCCTTTATAGTAAAAAGGTCATCACCCTTTATAGTAAGCGACTTTTTATGAAGATTCAGAAGCACACCATCGACAAGATTCTGGAGACAGCGAAGATTGAAGAGGTCGTCGGCGACTTCGTTGACTTGAAGAAAAAGGGCGTGAGGTACTTGGGACTTTGCCCATTTCACGACGACCATCACATCGGATCATTCAGCGTGTACCCGAAAGACAACATCTTCAAGTGTTTCGTCTGTGGAGCCGGAGGAGACTGCGTGGCATTCTTAAAGAAACACGAAGGTCTGTCATTCCCAGACGCGATACGCTGGTTAGGTAAGAAATACTCAATCGAAACAGATATGAATGACTTTAACTACACACCACCGCCACCAAGACCGGCACCGCCACCATTGGAACTGCTCGAACTGCCGAAGCACCTTATGGCAGGCACACTGACAGAAGAATCGCTCAGTGAGGACAACCTTGTGGAATACATCAGAACAGGCATCCGATGGGACACCATTCAGCGCAAGCGAGTGGAAGAGATGATAGGGCTGTACGACGTGGGCCACGGCAAGCACGGTCACACCATCTTCTGGCAGATCGACGAACGGGGACGGTTGCGCACGGGCAAGATGATGAAGTACCGCGAGGACGGCCACCGCGACAAGGAGGCCAAGTGGAACTTCGACTGGATTCACGCCACGCTCAGCCGACACTGGGACGCTGAGAGGCAGGAAATGACAGACGAACCACCCTACCCATTCCCACAACTTTATGACCCAAGCAAGCAGGAGGCGCGTATCACCTTCTTTGGATTGCACCTTCTGAACAGATGGAAGTCGAAAGGAATTGAGCAGACGGTTTGCATCGTGGAGAGCGAGAAGACAGCCCTGCTGATGGCTATCGCCTACGGCAACAATGCCAGTCAGGTGTGGATGGCTTGTGGTGGTCTCGAGATGATCAGCCGCGAGCGGTTGCAACCGATCATCGACGCGAAACGCAGAATCATTCTTTACCCTGACCGCGACGGAATCGACAAGTGGCGCATCAAGGCTGAGCAGATGCACTACGACAGGATGACCATCAACGCGAAGCCCGTCACAGAGTGGTGGAAGCCACAGGACGGCGACAAGGCCGACATCGCAGATGTGGTCATCCGCATGATCAATGAGTCGCATGAGCTGAAGACCATCGACGAGGTGAAGGCTGCAATGCCGGAGGCAAACGAATTAATTGACAAACTAAACCTAACAATAGACGACAATGATAGGAGAACAGAACAGCCAAGATAATACTGGCATTAAGAACGTATCGACCAAAGTGCCCGTGTGGGTGGCCGAGCTGCTAAACATCATTTGCGCTGCGCGAGGAACGGACATCTACGGCCTGATGCAACTCGTTTTGGAGTTCATCATCGAAACGGCCAAGGTGAACGGCCCCGTACCGCCACAGATGCAAGCCCTGTTGCACATGCTGAAGATGGACGCGGACTGGAACAAAGCCTTCTCATTCAGCAACCCGACGGCGACGATGGACGTGGCGCAAGTGATCCTCGTACTCCAGCAGCACGACGGCAAGACACCACGGCAAGGCTTCGGGCTGGCGATGATTGACAAGCCTTGGTTGCCGGGCGAAACGCCACAGATGACGCTCTGCGTGGATGACATCTTAGAGCGCGTGGCAGAGGTCAGCATGAAAGGGCTATACAAGGAACTTCGACAGGTTGGATTGGCTTACAAGACGGAGAGCCTGCGCGAGACACTGACCATGATGTGCGATGCGCAACTAATCGACCATCTCAACCAGATGGATGCAGAAGAGCTGCCGGGCTTGGGTCAGCACCACGACTACGGCAAGGCCATCGAGTACGGCAAGAAGTTCAAGCGCAAGCCACACCGCACACCCGACTCACTGGCCAACAGTCAGCAGCGCATAGTCTTCGATGACTTTGACCGCGAGGTCGCCGACTACGAGGCTAAGGATTGGGAAGGTGAGCACGTCGGCCAACACGTATCGCCTGAAGAGATTGAACGCGCCATCGGTGGCAAACCATTCGGAATAGAAACATGAGTGTAACACTAAAACAAGACAAGAAAGGCCGTGACATCTGGCTGGTGACGGTGACGGACTTCGAAGGCTTTCACCGCCAACTGCCCATAACCTACGACGACATGCGCGAGCTTGTCAGGCTTTGGATTGAGGAAACGATATGAGTTACACAAGACAACGCGGAGAGAACCGCAACCCGAAACATATATACTATGTGAGTCTGCTGAACACGCAGGACTGGCAGGGAGTGAACGGACTGCGAGCACGGACACTGAGAAAGCACCCGCTTTGTCAGATGTGCGAAAAGGACGGCATCATCAGAAGTTCTGTTGACGTGCATCACTTGAAGCCCGTCGAGGGTGTGGGACGATACTATCAACCGGGCGAGGAACTGCCGGAAGACGTGAAGGCGGCAATGCGTGAGCGGTGCTTCGACGAGAAGAACGTGATCGCGCTGTGTGTTCCGTGTCACATCGAGATTCACCGACAGATGAACAGCCACGAGGGTCAGATGGTGAAGACGATGCCGAAGGTGGAGAACGACCAGACGCGGAGCCTTCAGGATTGGGTGAGCGAGGTGAGCGGTGGCAAGTGCGAGGCGCGGCCAAAGGTGAAGAAGGGCATCCGACGGACAAAGTACGGTTGGGTGACTGACGAGGAGTTCAAGAAGCGGCAAACCGAGGAACTTGAAAAGTGGAAGGAAAATATAAAAAGATTAAGTAAATAAAAACTATGGAACCAGGAATTATTACACCCGAAGATTACATCGAAAAGCATTCATATCAAGAGTGCGGTCATGGTCGCATCGTGGCTTATTGCGACGCGATGAAAGCAATCAAAATGCTGCGTGAGGAATTGCAAGGCCCAGAGAATGCTGAAATAGCAGAACTCGAACACGAAATCAGCGTACTTGAACATGAACAAAACACTTGGTCATACCATCTTTACACATTCTATGGTAGAGATAAAAGACTCGAAGAGTGCAAAAAGAAACTTGAAGAGCTGAAACGCGAACAATCCAATGGACTTACAAACACTCAGGTCACGCCAAGCGTGGACGCTCAAACAGAAGATTGACCACTCGCTCGGAGTCATCGAGGCGTTTGCCTCATGGTTCGAAGGCAAGGTGTATGTCAGCTTCAGCGGCGGCAAAGACTCATGCGTGATGCTGTCGCTCGTGGAGTTGGTGCTGCCGAAAGTGCAATGCGTATTCATTCAGACGGGCTGCGAGTCGCCAAGTGTCTGCCGCTTTGTGAGACAGATGCAAGCCGACCACAACATCGAGATCATTCGACCCGTGAAGACGTTGCGCCAGGTGTTTGCAGAGTGCGGCTTTCCATTGGTCAGCAAGAAGGTGAGCCACGACATCGAGTGTGTGCGTCGCAACCCTTACTGCCAGTCAAGCAGACAGAAGCTCATCCGCTCGAATCCGCATTGCATACCTGAGCGATGGATGTACTTGCTCAATGAACCATACGACGTGAGCGCACGCTGTTGCTTCTGGCTGAAACACCAACCGGCGCAAGCCTACGACAAGCGCACAGGTCGGCACCCATACATCGGACTGCTTGCAAGCGAAAGCTATCAGCGCACGATGGGTTACATTCAGCAAGGAGGTTGCAACGTGTTCGAGGTGTCAGGCAAGAACCATCCGCGAAGTATGCCGCTCGCCATCTGGAACGATGAAGACGTTTGGGCATACATCCGTGACCGACGGCTCACGCTGCCTGACATCTATGAGCAGGGAGCGACGCGGACGGGTTGCATGGGTTGTGGGTTCGGTGCCCACCTCTCGACGGCAGGCATCGACACCATGCGAAGGCTATGGCCCAAGTGGTATGACCTGATTATGAGCTATGAGAACCACGGCGTGACCTACGGCGAGGCATTGCGGAAAGTCATCGACAAAGCGATGCCACCAAACGCCACCACATAGGCCACGACGCGAGGCACATCGGAGGCAAATGGACTGATAACAAACTTTTGAAAGCCCGTTAGAACCAACGAAAACGGCCTTAAACGCCCGAAATCGGCTCACTCGCTGACCTCCGGGCGGGTCTTTTTTATTCGAAGCCTTTTATTCCGAAATCCTCTATCCCTATACATATCCATTAACACAGGAATTTTCCAAAATGTTAGGGTAAAAAGCCCGATAAATAATGGTATCGGGATAGGCGACCGCAAGGATATAACGGGAATTGCGAGTTATACCCTGATTGACGAATAATAAGATTTTTATTTTCTGAACAATGGCAAATACAGTAAAAATCAGACTTCACACGCCACAGCCGCCTGAGTCTTGCGAGCGGTGTCCGTTGATAGGCATCATTCCCAAGGAGCAGCGCGTGGCTGGGTTGCGCCAGTCGTATTGCTGCCTCGGTGTATGGCCGTATGAGCCATTGACATCGAAGGGCATCGGCGTGGACGTGGAGGACAAACGCAAAAAGACGGGGCACATCAAGCACCGCATCTGTGAGGACCGCTGGGAGACGTGGTACACCTCCACCCCCGACCACACCGTGCAAATATCCAAGGAAGGCTACCGCTTCTGCCGGCTACCGTATGAGGGCCGTCAGCAGTTGGCTTTCAATTTTAGAAAACCAAGAGAACCGAAGAAATGAAACAGGAAGATTTTGAACTGGAGGCGAAAGACGCTGCCAAGGCGATGCTGAAGAAGAAGGCACCGACACGACCGGAGACGCAGTTTGTAAAGGGTGCGATGTGGGCGTGGGAGCTGCTGACCCAGGGGCGCACGGTGGCCGACTATGAGGAGCAGTTGCGGCGCGACGTGTGCGCCCGCTTCAACATCGAGGAGCCTGAGCAGTGGCAGGAGTTGCTTATCAGCGAGACCGCCACAATGATGGCCGACCGCGACGGCATGCAACAGGACATCATGACGGAGGGACGACTGCTGGAGAAGTGGGACAAGAACCGAATGCCCTACAAGGAGAGCAACCCGCTGTATGTTCACCTGAAGGAGTTGCAACGCTCCATCGGTATGCAACGCGAACACCTGGGACTGACGAACAAGTCAAGCAAGAAGATGGAGAGCCCCAAGACCCACGACGTGAAGGATGATCCACTCGGAGAGTACTTTGAGGGGATAAGGTAAAACCCAATAAAACAAAGGAACTATGACAGTAGAAGAAATCAAGGCCAAGTACCAGCCTCGCCAGCTCGTACTGGTGTAAAGGCTTACGAGGTGACAACGGTCATCGCAGCCATCGCCGACATTATCAGCGAGGAAGTGTTGGAGAGCAACCGACACAGCCATCCCCAACGACGACGAACCCGCTCAAGGTGGTAACACTGGCGGTGGCAACGGCGGCAACCAGCAGGGCGGTGGCAGTCAGGACACGGGCGGGGGGCTGGAGCCGTAATCGGCAGACATCGCAATCGACATCGAGAGACATCCGAAAGGGTGCCTCTCGTTTTCTTTGAACACGAATTGAACGAATTGAATAAAAGGAACTATGACAGAGAAAGATATTATGAACGAGTACGGCGATTGTACCCGTGAGCAAATGCTGGCCTATCTGACGAAGATTCAGAACCTTCAGAAGAAAGCGGCAGGAAAGATGACGGTGGACGTGCATCTGTTGCATGACAGCGGTGCGATATTCGGTGGTGTTGTGAGAGAGCCGCAAATCAGCATCAGCATCACGATTATGGACGTGTACGACCAAGAGGACTATCAAAAGAGTTGGGACTTGTACCAATTCTATCCCGCTAACAAGAACGATGAGCTGTTTGCCGACTTCAAGAAGGACATCGAGCAGTTCATCAAGGACTTCGACAAGGAATGGAAGCGCAGACGCGCCAACTACATTAAACGACACGGAAAGGATTGCGTATGAGAGACATCGAATTTAGAGGCAAGACTATCAGGGGCGGTGAATGGAAATACGGCGACCTGATAAAGACCAACGGGCAGACGGGCGACGGATGGGCTATCCAATACTACGACCCCGAAAGCGGTTGGATGGTTGAGGACGTTCAAGAGCGCACCATCGGTCAGTTTACAGGATTGGTTGACTCCATGAACCGACGCATCTTTGAGGGAGACGTGCTCAACGTCAAGTTAGACGAGCAATGGGACTACCTTGGACGCTTCAAAGGCAAGACCGACATACCTCCATCGCTCAAAGCGTTGGTGCATTACAATGAGAGGATGTGCAAGTTTGAACTCCTGCTCGAAGAAAACGAGCAATGCGGCGACCATCACCTCGTATCGTGCGAAATCGGATGGGGTCACGAAGTATTCCTCATTATCGGCAATTTCCTCGAAATGCCTTTCAAGTTGGAATGTAACCGTCCTGAGCGATAAACATTATATCTTAATATGAACGACATCGAACAATTAAAACGATACGACAATGAGTAAAGTCAAGTACAGAGTTCGGGAGTACAACCCGACGAGTGCCCAGCAGGGCAGCCACAGCTTCTTTGCCGAAGCGGTAATTAACAACGAGATCACCAACTCCGAGTTGGCTGATAAGATTGCCGCCCGTACTGGCGTAAAGGCTTACGAGGTGACAACGGTCATCGCAGCCATCGCCGACATTATCAGCGAGGAAGTGTTGAAGAGCAACCGCATTAGCCTTGCCGACCATACGGGCACAAAGATGGTCAGCATCTACCCGAAGGTGAACGGCAGCGTGAGTGATGCCGACATCGAGCGCGAGACGACAGCAGCCCACACGGCAGACCCAAGCGTTCCCGTCCGCACCCGTGCCGAGGAAAGCGACCTGACTACTGACCGCCTTAATTGGGTGCTTGGAGCCACAATCGGCGTGAAGTTCAGCAAGCAGTTTGCACTGAGCAAGCAAGCTCAAAAGGTTAAGATGGTTGCAACCGACACAGCGATCCCCAACGACGACGAACCCGCACAAGGTGGTAACACTGGCGGCAACAACGGCGGCAACCAGCAGGGCGGTGGCAGTCAGGACACGGGCGGGGGTCTGGAGCCGTAGGCCTTCGGATGTATGATGTAAGATGGAAGAGGGAAGATGTAGGTCTTTTCTCTTCGTTTTTTTAAAATAAAAGGAACTATGGCAAATCCAAAACCAGTTTACACGCTCACACGATGGAAGGTGCTGAGCAATGAAGAGGCATCCGAACTGATAGACACGGGACGTATGCAACGGCAAGTAGCAGTACCAATGGGTGCACACTCGCTGACGAACAAGCAGCTCTATGACATGCAGCAAGGGCAACCGATATTCGTAGTATGCAAAGGCAAATATCTGATGCTTGCATGGCAGAACGAAAAGATAGTAGCC